GGCAGTAGATCCAACAGGTTCACTTCGATCTGATCAACCACTATTCCCAACAAGACAAGAACAGATTGATTATCGTAACAATGCGATCGTAAATCCACTACAAGCACTACCACCCTACAAAGCGAGAGAACAATTTCGTGCAGAGGGTTTAGAATCCTATACATGGGGTGCTAAAAAGAAAGCGAAGACACAAGCAGCAATTGATGCGGTTGGAAGTGCGTGGTTGCGTGAAGCATTAATGGATCAACCATCACTGGAAGAATTTTTGGTATGACCAGAGATTATCGCAGACTCATGGGGTTTACTCGCAAAGATGAGTTTCACAAATATCTTTCAGCCAAAGACATTCAAGAGCCTAATTGGATATTAATACAGAAAAGAAACTCTCGTCTGTCGGAAATGTTTAATTTGATTAATCAACATTTAGAAATACCATACAATAATAGTATTGACGACATTATCATTGATGCTTATACTAAGATAAAAGAGAATAACATTCTTCCTCGCATGAAGAATAATGGTCGTGCTATGGAAGATGTTTATTTTAATTGGATGCAAGGTTATGTGGCAGAAAAGGTTTTCACACCACTTATTTCTGATAAATTAAAGTTGAGTAATATTGAACGAAATGGTGGAGATGATTTAACGAATATCGAATCGTTTAAAAGAACAGGTGATGCAGATCTTATTGATAGAAAAGCAAATGTTTTAATCGATGTGCAATGTGGCACAAACGATGGTGTAGCAACTATAAAGAAACATAAAGTTGATCACGCACTAAAGAATAGTGGAACATCATATTGTTTCTTGATTGGATTATTCACTGGACAATATGGTATTGTAAATTTAAATGAACTGAAAGACAAAGACTTTGTTCCCAATCAGAGATGGGAAGGGCAACTTTGTTGGGATGTTCCAGAAGATATTTTTAAGAATTGGTATGTCTGATTATCGTTTAGTAGAAAATCGTAGAGAAGCATTTATTCGTTGGTGGATATGGTCATTGAAATATGATGACTGCGATCCAGCAGTATGGTGCACGAACTATCTACATAAAAGATATGAACACAATGACGAACAGCGTCTTTGGTTAGCGTGGTTGTATGGTAATACTTACTATCTACCAACAGCATGGATTCTCATGAATGAGTTTCCTGACTTTGAATTGGCTACGGTAGATCGTATGGAGCAGTGGAATACTGCTAACTATAAACGACTTCGTTATCAAACCGACACAAAGTGGAACAAAGGTCATCTCCCTACCATGTTTGCGTCATATCAAAAGTTTATTGGAGATAAAACACAACGAGAAGTATTGGAGAGTTATTATGGAAGCAATGAGGAAGAGAACTTTGATTCTCTGTGGAAAGTCATTAAGTCTGGGTTGCATAAGTTTGGTCGTTATTCCACTTGGTTTTATCTTCAGCATCTTAAGCATACTGCTGGTATCCGTATTTCTCCTACTAGTCTCATGCTGGATGATTATGATGGCTCTCGCTCTCATCGTAATGGACTTCTTCTTGCCATCGGCAAGGATGACGATTATGATAGAAAACTCACTAGAGGGGACTATGCGAATCTTGAGTCACAAGCGAAAGAGATACTTTGTGAGACCCAAACACGATATCCAGAACTTGCATCGCAGATAGATTACTTTACAATGGAAACCTGTTTGTGTTCTTTTAAAAAGATCTTCCGTGAGAATCATGGTCGTTATCTTGGATACTATCTCGATCGTCAAGCAGAAGAAATTATGCAGTGTGAGAAAGACGGATGGTATGGTATCGACTGGGATGTTCTCTGGCAGTCAAGAGAAGAAACAATTGATTTACGATTAGATCATAGACGAGGTATTGATAAAGATAGATTTAGTTCTTTCTTAAGAACTGGTAAGATTGAAAACTTAGAATGGATGTTTGACGATGAAGAACCTATACTTGAAGGATTGGAGCAATTTGCATGATTGATAATACTATGATTACGAGTTCTATTACAGCACCGACAACAATTACAATTTCTGCAACTGGAGCATCTGGCTCTCTAACAACATCATATGGAACTATCGCTATGGGAGTTATAACAGAAGATTTACTAGACAAGTATGAATTTAATAAAGTCGTAGTTGATCATAAAGTGCAGGCACAAGAGTTGTTAAAACTCAAAGAGGTTGCACCAGACTATGCAAACGAGATTAAAGAAAACTTGGCTAAGAACGCTGCAAGAGATATAATTAAGAAGATGTCTTTTACTAGAAAACATGACATAAATTCAGATGTGCATCATTTCATCGGAAGAGTATGGGTATTTACTGAGGATGAGTTAAAGAAACTGATTGAGGAAGTTAAAAATGCTTAAAGAAAACATCGGTGCATCAGACACTATTTCAATTCAATTGATTCGTGGTGAACCAAAGGTGCGTAAACTAGTCGCTGTTGGTGGGTCTCCAGGAACAGGTAAAACTACTCTTTTCCGTAAGTTTATGGAAGGTAAGAGTTGGGAGAAAGTCGAGCCAAAGAAAATGCTTCCTGCAATGTATTGCAAAGAGTTAGATCTCTTTGTTCTAGGAAAGTATGAAGATGGGGAAACTTTTGCAGGAACAGATCGTCTAAGTATGGCTGTTCAACCCATCGCCCAAGAGTTCGTATCTGAGTGCCAGTCGAACATCCTATTCGAGGGAGATCGAATCTTTAATCAGTCTTTCTTAGAGTTCGCTATGGGACTTCCGAACACCGATCTTCAGGTGGTCTTCCTAAAAGCACCTAAGACTGTCCTCGAAGCCAGATACAAGGATCGTGGTTCAGACCAATCTGAGCAGTTCCTAAAAGGGCGAGAGACTAAATATAGTAATCTATTATCCAACTTTGATCTGATGCCCTATATTACTGAGTTTGACAATACTAACTTAGAGGAGCAGGGAAAGGTTCTTGCATTTCTGGAGAAACAATTAGTCCAGTGATGTAAGAGTTTTTCAGGATGTGAAATGTCATTCCTAGAAAACGCAAATTACGACTGGATGGAAATGCTCAATTTTTGCGAGCGTCCATTTAGGGCTAGTTTTGTACCTTCAAAAGTGTGGAATGATCTAGACAACTATGTCAATGATGAAGTTGGTCTTGTTAATTACTTTAAAAAGTGGCGAACAAAGATCGTATGGCGAGAAGAGAAATCTAAAGCCAAAAAGTATGAAAGATACATTGCAGTTGGTGGAGAGTACGATCCAGAAACTCGTCAATGTATCCTTATCATCTACACAGATAAATTCCGTACCTATAAATTCGATCAAGAGAACTGGGATCGTTTTAAGTTTAAACTAATTCAAGTCGAGATGCATGAGTTAATACACTTCATGCAATACGATAGAAGAGGTGATGAGTGGAGCAACTATGTTCTACCATACAAGAAAGTCAAACATGCAAAGAAAGATGCAGAGCGTAGATATCTTTCTGAGTTTGACGAAATTCAAGCATACGCACATTGTGTTCTTTTAGACTTTAAAGATAAAAGACCAACTATCCCCACAGATGTTCTAATCTCTCGTGCTAAAACACACAAAGATTCAAGAACACTCAACTACATCCTCCGCACATTCAACTACGATTATCGTAATAATCCTGCCATTCCTAAACTAATGCAGCAGATTATTAAATGGGATCGTAAGTATCAAAGAGTTATCCGAGCATCCAGAAGACCTAAATAATCCTTATTGGGATTTTAGGTGCAACTGTGACTGCTAATACCGTATTATCTGACATTAATGAAATTTACACTGGATTTGTACTAGCAGGGGACAAGTGGTTCGACCCTGCAGCGAAGTTGCAATACGATCAAAGAGTAAAACAAGCCAAGCCAGACGAGGTTGCTGATGCTGAAGGAAAAGCACGAGCAATGGCTGGAGAATTCGTTAAGTGGGCAAAGGCAAACGGATATAAAGGTTTTATTAATAAAGTTTGGTGGACTGCTAGACCAAACTCAATGACATCTGCAGTTGGAGAATTTGTTGATCAAAAGAAGAATCCAACTGATATATTAGTAAAGTTTAATGATGGTCCAGCAAAAGGTTTTCTTGGACTGTCTGCGAAAGCAACACAAGGTAAAGGTGATATTGGTTTTAAGAATCCAGGTATTGGAACTGTAGATAACTCTCTTGGATTAACATTTGCGAATCAATATAAACTATTACTTGAAAATACAATTGAGAAATATAAACTGCCAAATTCAGCAGGTGAACGAAAGATCTATATCAGAAACAATCCTACTGTTAAAAAGGATACTGAAGAGATCGGTGTAAATATGATGGCAGATATGAGAGATAAATTATTACAGAGACTACAGCAATTTAATCAAAAAGAATTGTTTAAATATCTCTTGACAGATTGGATGGATGCAGAAGTTTTGTTTCCACCATATATTAAAGTAACAGGGCAAGGTAGAAAAGCACCTTATACTGCAACAGTGATGGATCCAGTGAAAAACGATAAATTAGATGCGTTATCAAAGTATCCCATCACTTTAGAAAAAGTAGGCAACGAATCAATCGGTGTAAAAGCTGGTGAAAAAAAGATTATGAAGATTCGTTTTAAATTCGAGTCAGAAAAGATGGCATCATCTTTAAAACTCTCTGGGGATCCATGGTAACATGTTAAAATTTAAATCATTCTTAAAAGAAGAAACAGAGAAACTTCTTATCGAAAAAGCACTCTCTGCAGATGTAGAATCAGACGACAAAGGTAAGTTGCATGAACTGCTAATGTCTAAACATTTACATCCAGAAAATCGTTTACCAGACCATCATCGTTCAGAATCAGAGAACGAAGATCATGCTGGTACACCTGTTCAAGTTCACGATCGTCTAAGAAAGAAAATAGGCGAAGCAGCATACAATGAAATCGATCGTCACGCAAAACAAACTGCTGATGCATTAGTAAAACATCTACATGAGCAAGGGCATCTTGGTAAAGGTGTCTCAATTGGTAATGTTCACTGGACATCAAACCCAGACAAAGCAAACAAAGCAGGTGACCACGAAAAGACTACTGGTATTAAAGATGTTAATTCAAACGCTGATTTAATTCTTACACTACACAAAGATGGTAAGAAAGTTGGACATCACGGCATCTCTGCGAAGTATGGATCCAATGAACCAAACTATCGTAATCCAGGACTTGAGTCTATGGAAAAGACTGCTGGTATAACTGGTGGATCATTAAAGCGTTTAACAGATGCGCACCATGAGAGTATGGTTAAACTAGGTTACAATGGTTCTGCTGATCAGAGAAACATTCAATACAAGATCGACAAGATGGGTATTGAGAAAGCAAAAGCAGAACACTCTAAACTACAATCTTTAATTGATGCTGGTAAAGGTCTTAGCACAAAGAATAAAATTATGCATGAGCATCTTGCTAAGTTTATTCAAGCACACGACTCACATAAACATCCAGAAGTGTTCGCACATCAGGCAGCAACTCGTGCTGCTCAGGCAGAGGCATCTTCATTAGAATCAAAACAAGCAGTCGCCAAACATTTCTCCGAACATCTAGCAAAACATGACGATGCAAAACTAAGACAAGTTGTTCGTGACCATGTTTCTGCACCAACACATATTCCTCATACAGTTGCTCATAGTAAAGTTAAAGACGATGGTTCAGCAGAGTCTGTATTAAAACCATCACACACAATTGCTGACGATCACCTAAACAACTATGAGAATCTTCATGTTGTTCATCAGGGATCTACTTCAGTTATTCGTGGGACACATAAACAGACTGGTAAGATAGGTCGTGTGGCTACATTTACTATTAAGAGTTCGAGTGGTCCACACAAGAGCCTAGTGGGGACTTTCGGGCTGAAATAATCCCCTACACTTTGTAGGGTTATTGCTTGACAATAATTGCAAATTGCGGTATAATAAAGGTATGAAAAGTTTCAGAGAATACATAGAAGAATCGGTTGAACCGACTGGAAGTCTAACGATATTCGATATCGATGACACTCTATTCCATACCACTGCTCAAATCGCAGTTGTCAAAGATAATAAGACAATCGCCAAACTTACCAATCAAGAGTTTAATAACTACAAGTTAGGTGACGGAGAGTCCTTTGACTTCTCTGAATTTAAAGATGCACATAAGTTCTATCATGAGAGCAAACCCATTGGTAGAATGTTAGCAAAAGCCAAAGCAATCTTGGCTAACTCTGTTAAGAATCCTCTCAGTAAAGTTATCATTATTACTGCTCGTGCAAATTTCGATGACAGAGATAAGTTTTTATCTACTTTCCGTAAATATGGTTTCGACATCGATCGTGTTCGTGTTGAAAGAGCAGGAGAGTTAGTTGGGAATCATATCCCAGCAATTAAGAAAGTTATCATCGTTAGAAAATATCTACAAAGCAATCAATATGGTAAAGTAAGATTGTTTGATGACTCAATGAGTAATTTGCGAGAGTTTTTAAAACTACGAACAGAATTTAAGAACATTAAGTTCGAAGCATTCTTCGCAAATCCAGATGGTTCAGTAAAGGTTATTAAGTGAAAACATTAAAGAATTACATCGTTGAACAGAAGAATACCCATATGACTCATGTGGAAGATCTTGTATTCGATGGTGGTGTTGATGGTACTCGTCAAGCAATTAAATTCCTACAAGATCTGCGTGACATGCTTGCTGGCAACGCAAAGAATAAAGTCACTACCACTGTAAAGTGGGATGGTGCACCAGCGATCTTTGCTGGTATCGATCCAAGAGATAAGAAATTCTTTGTTGCTAAGAAAGGTGTCTTCAACAAAGATCCAAAAGTCTACAAAACAAATGCTGACATTGATGCTGATACACAAGGTGACCTTGCTGCAAAGTTAAAGGTGGCTCTTGCTGAGTTTAAGAAACTCGGTATTAAGTCTGGTGTTTATCAGGGTGACTTAATGTTCACTGATGATAAAAAGATTGCCACAATCAATGGTGAGAAGTATGTAACATTTCATCCAAACACAATCGTGTATGCTGTTCCTGTTGGTACTGAGTTGGCTAACAAGATTGTGAAGGCTAAGATTGGTGTTGTATGGCATACTACCTACACTGGTAATTCTTTCGAGTCTATGACTGCATCGTTTGGTCAAAGCATCATTAATAAAATGACTCACACTCCATCTGTCTGGATGGATGATGCAAACTACAAAGACTATTCTGGAACTGCCACATTTACTCAAACAGAAACTGCCGAACTAACTGCGATTCTTTCACAAGCAGGTAAATTGTTTAGCGAAATTCCTGCACAAACTCTGAATGCCATTAAAGATAATGATGATCTTAACATGGCAGTGAATACATACAACAATAGCAAAGTTCGTGCTGGTGAACAAATTACTGATACACATGCTCATGTGGTTGGCTTATTCAACTATATTCACGACAAGTATCAAAAAGAAATCGATACAAAGAAAACAGAAAAGGGTAAACAAGCACAAGAAGCAAAACGAAGTGCTGTTCTATCTTTCTTCGCAAATCACGATAAAGCAAGCATTGTTAAGATATTCGATCTAGTCAATCTGTTGGCAAAAGCCAAGTTAATGATTGTTAATAAGATGAATGAAGCAGGACATATCAATACATTCCTCAAAACTACAAACGGATATAAAGTCACTGGTGTTGAAGGTTTCGTTGCTATTGATCACCTAACTGGTGGTGCTGTTAAAATTGTAGATCGTTTAGAGTTTAGTAAATCCAATTTCTCACCAGACATTATCAAAGGATGGCAACGATGAAAGCACTCATAGTAGCAGTATCTTTGGTATTGGCAGGATGTTCGTTTGTTATGCCAAGACCACACGATGGAGCAATGTTCAATAATGTTGTTGATGTAAAGATTGCAGTTGATAAACTAGACTGTAAGAACAAAGACTGGAATGACGCATTTGCGAAAATAGAAAGACTTAAAGTTTACACTTCCTTGAGAAAAGATCCACAGGCTAAAGCAGTTGAAGATCTAGAATCTGCTCTTAAGAAAGCACAAGCATCTAGTAATGAGAAATTCTGTGAGTCCGTAGTTAAGATTAATCGAGCAAGAGTAGATGTTATAACCGACGCATGGAGGGGAAGATGAGTTTATTCGATGGTTTAAGAGAACAAGCAGGATTGGGTGGTCCAGCAGGAGCACTTGCACAGGAAATGTTAAATATTCGTGATGAGTATAGCAGTGGACATCTAACTCGTGAAGAGTATGAGTTTCTACTTTCAGAGATTGCATCAGTTCGAGCACAGCAAGAACTAGCCTCAGACGAGATTGCATGTCGCTGGATCGTTGCTGCAGCAACAACAATGTTGAGTTTAGTATAAGACTAAATAATAGTAGTATCACCTTTATAGATGGATTAAATGAAAGATTACAGACAACTAATCAAAGAGCTACCCTCTAAAACGGTAGTAATGGCTTTTGGGCGATTCAACCCTCCGACTATCGGACATGAATTACTCGTAAAAGCAGTCAAAAAACTGGCTCAGCAGAAGAACGCTGACCATGTAATCTACGCATCTCGTTCGCAGGATGCTAAAAAGAATCCACTATCGGTAGATAAAAAAGTTAAGTATCTAAACTTAATGTTTAGAAACACTCATTTTGCAGCTGCAAACGAACATGTTCGTACCTTTATCGAAGCTGCAAAGGAGTTAAATAAGAAGTATAAGAACATTGTGATGGTCGCTGGTAGCGATCGTGTTCCAGAGTTTAAAAGACTCTTGAATCAATACAATGGTAAAGAATTTAATTTCGATACAATCGAAGTTATTTCTGCTGGAGAGCGTGATCCAGATGCAGATGATGCAACTGGTATGTCTGCTTCTAAGATGCGTGCTCTTGCTGTAAAGGGCAACTATGCAGAGTTTAAACATGGACTACCATCTACAGTTCGTGACATTGATGGTCGTCGTTTAATGAATGATATTCGTGAAGGAATGGGTCTTGAATCCATCAAAGAACAGATTGTCCTTGTTAAAGATGAACTTCGTGAAAAGTATTTTCGTGGAGAGATTTTTAACGAGGGCGATATTGTAGAATCGAATGGTGAGAAGTATACAATTGTTAAGCGTGGCTCAAATCATCTATTACTAAAAGAACAAAGTGGTGCATTAGTTTCCAAATGGATTCAGGATGTTCAACCAACGGAAGAAAAAGATATGAATGAAGCATTAACAGACAAGACATTAAGATCAAACGACAAACTAAAAGTTGCTCGTATTATTGCAACTATGCTTGGTATTGAAAATGCAGAGACATCTTCAAATCCAGAGAATCTTATCAATCAAGCACTACGCAGAGTTCGCACTAAAGCACTTAATCCAGAAGCACTTCATATCTTAGATAAGATGCTCAATCTTGCTACTGAGCAAGGTATTCAATATGACGCAACATTAAAACCAACAAAATTGAAAGAAGCAGTTAAACAAATTGATGGCACAGATAAGATCTCTACAACTACAGATTCACCAGTAGTAAATCCAAAATCAAATTACAATTTTGCAAAAGACATTCTACGCTTTAATGACTTTAAGAAATTAAAGAAAGTACAAGAGCATGAAGAATCAGAACCTGATGATAAAAAAGATAATGAATCTGATCATGATTATGAGCACGAAATTAAAGTTACAGATCCAACAGAAGTTGGTCATACATTAGTTGGTCCAGGTAAACAAGACAATCTTCGTCGTCGTAAAGTTAAATATCATCTTGGCGAACAACATAAAATCCCGCATATTGATATGTCATCATATGAAGATGAAGCAGGACATGAGAATACTACTCAACATATTATTACATCTCCAGAGCACACAAAGAAACAAAAGAAACTTGCACAAAGTTTTATTAGTAAACTACAAGGTGTAGCAGAGGAAGTTAAAGACAAAGCAGCATTAGAAACTGCGAAAGCAAATCTAATGGCTAAACATGCTAGAGAAAAAGAATCTCTTGCTGATAAACATGCAAGAGAAAAAGAAGCAATCAAAGAAGAACAGATTGATGAAATTTCTTCAAAGTTAGCTGGTAATTACTATGGTGCAGCTACAAAGAAACACATCGAAAAGGTTGGTGTTAAACCAAACATGTATGATCGTATCGAAAAAGATATGGGCAAACAACGCAAGGTTGGCATTGATCGTGCAATGGATCGTCTTACTGGTGCTCGCAAAACAAATGAAGAAGTAGAAATCTGCGAAACAGCAGATGCTGGTCTTGCTGCAAAAGCAGCTAAGTCTGGTATTTCGATTGGCACACTACGCAAAGTATATCGTCGTGGAGTTGCTGCATGGAACTCTGGTCATCGTCCAGGAACTACTCCACAACAGTGGGGTATGGCTCGTGTAAACTCTTACATCACAAAAGGTAAAGGCACATATCATGGTGCTGATAAAGATCTCCGTGAACAAGAAGAATTAGAAGAAAAGAAACTACCAGAAGTACCAAAGGATAAAGACTCTGGTCTGCCAAAGAAATATGTAGCAGGTTTATCTGCATCTACTGCTAAAGCAAGAGCAGCACACTGGGATAAGATGGACAAAAAGAGCGACAGCGATCCATCTGCATATGAACCAGCACCTGGAGATGCAACTGCAAAAACTAAACCAAGCAAGCATACACTAAAGTATCGTGCAATGTTCGGTGAGGACATGGACGAAGAGTTGTATGAAGCATGCTGGGATACACACAAGCAAGTTGGTATGAAAAAGAAAGGTGACCGCATGGTTCCTGACTGCGTACCAAAGAATGAAGAAGTAGAAGTATGCGAAGTATGTGGTAAATCTCCATGTGAATGCGAGAAACCAGAAGGTGCGTCACCAGCAGGTAGCGTATCAATGAAAGCATACGATCCAATGTTTAAAGAAGAAGAGGAAAAAGAAGATGACATGCCAGAAATGTCTGATGACGAAATCGAAAAGATGGCAGACGAATTGTCTGATGACGATTACCTAGATCTTTATGATGAAGATGAAATGGGTATTGTTGATGACGAATCTGGCGAAGAACTAGAAGCAGATGAAGAGGAAGAAAAGAAACTCGAAGAATCTACTCTGGTGGAAGTTTTATCTCGTGTTGAACGAATGAAAGCAAAGGCAAGAATTCGTCGCACAAAAGCAAAGCGTGAACGAGCAACTAAGATTGCATTGAAGCGTTATTCAAATACTGCTACAATTAACAAGCGTGCACGAAGACTTGCAATTAAATTAATGAAGAAAAGATTACTTCGTGGTAGAGATCCATCAAAGATTTCTGTTGGTGAAAAAGAAAGAATCGAACGAACATTAGAAAAAAGAAAAGCAGTCATTGGTCGCATCGCTATGCGTCTAGCACCTCGTGTTCGAAAAGTAGAGAAAGCAAGATTATCACATTCTAAATACACTCAAGGATCTCCAAATGTTACATTTTAAAGAGTGGCTTAATGAAGCAGAATATCAAGGAAGAGATGTTCCTTTAAATAAACCTATGGCTGGTGATGTTAAAAAGTCTAAAGTCTTTGTTAAAAATGAAAAGGGAAATGTCGTTAAAGTAAACTTTGGCGACAAGAATATGACTATTAAGAAACATATTCCAGGTCGTCGTAAATCTTTTCGTGCTCGTCATAACTGCGAGAATCCTGGACCAAAAACAAAAGCAAGATATTGGTCTTGCAAGGCATGGTGATCTAAATGTCATTAAAGCATGTCATCAAACATACAGAGACAGAAATTGTCTTTAAATGTTATGTCACAGACTCTGCTGGTGGTAATGTTGACATTAGTGTCCAAACAGATTGTACTAAATCAACACAAGAATATGTAGCACCTGCATCTATTCCAGATGAAACTGGTGGTGCATTAGTTCAATATACTGGCTCAAGAGTTTTTATAACAGGAATTTGGTGGGGTCTTAAAAAAGACAAACAACTAGATATCACTCGAATTTTAAACCCAACTGGTCCAGTTTTACATAGTCATTACTATCTACTGAATGCTGGATATTATGATTATGATGATTTCTCAGATCGTGTTTATGCAAATAAAGATATTCGTTTAGCATTTGATGGTCCAGGACATTGCATTCTGCGACTAAGAAAAGAAGGCTGGAATCCTAAAGTTGAGACTGCAGTATATGGTCCATACGATAACGAATCAGCTGTTGGAAGTTAAGGATAAACTATGGAACATGTTGCTGCTTTACAAGTGAGTCTAGGAAATACCTTTATTATGTATTTCAAAGCACACTCATATCATTGGAATGTCGAGGGTTCTGACTTTGCTCAGTATCATGACTTCTTAGGTAAACTATATGAAGAATTGTATGGTGCAATAGATCCTATGGCAGAAGAACTTCGTGCTTTAGATATATACGCACCACAGAGTTTAGACGCTATGGTTAGATTGTCTACAATTGAAGAGGATACTGAGAAACCAACTAAACCAGCAGAAATGTTTGGTAAGTTGTTGACTGCAAACAACGAGGTCATCGAATCCCTAAATAAATTATTCAAGGCAGCAGATGCAGCAAACGAACAAGGACTTGCAGACTTTGCTGCAGGTCGTATAGATACTCACAAAAAACACGGATGGATGTTAAGATCCTTCATGAAGGGCGAATAAATGAAATCTTATAAAGATATCGTAGAAGCATTAAAAGGCAAACAGCACAAGATCGATAAGAACAAGAATGGTCAGATCGATGCTCAAGACTTCAAACTTCTTCGTAAAGAAGAATCAGAGCTAATAGAAGCAACTGTTAAGACTCAAAAGTATTCATGGGGAACTATGAAAACTGTTCATCATGGTGCTGACTTCTCTATTCCTCTGCACCCAGAACATCACCAAGCAATCG